TGGCTCAGCCCCTCCAAGGCTCACGATTAGCCCGGAGCATTTCATCGACTTCGGCGCGGCGTCAAACGTCGGTGACGAGCAGGACTGGCAGGGCCGCCCGCATGACTTCATCGGATTGGACGAGGGCGCGCAACTAGCCGAGGTTCAGGCCCGCTTCCTGTTTGGTTGGTTGCGGCATGAAAACCCAAAGCAGCGCACCAGGGTGGTTATCGCGTCCAATCCCCCGTTAGGGCCAGAGGGCATGTGGCTGGTGGTGTTCTTCGCCCCGTGGTTACAACCCAATCACCCAAATCCCGCAAAGCCTGGGGAGCTGCGATGGTTCATCACTGACTCATCGGGCCACGATAAAGAGGTTCCGGGGCCAGAGCCGGTCGAAAGCAATGGGCGCATGATCCAGCCCATCAGCCGGACGTTCATTCCCGCTTCGGTGGACGACAACCCGTATTACGCGCAAGGGGACTATCGTAAGCAGTTGGACAACATGCAGGAGCCGCACCGCTCCCTTCTGATGGGCGGGTTCCGAGAGTCATTCCGGGACCAGGTGAATCAGGTCATCCCCTTGGAGTGGATCCGGCTCGCGCAACAGCGCTGGCGTCCGGGCCTTCCCCCTGGGGTTCCGATGTGCGCTATCGCTGCTGACGCATCGGGCGGGGGCTCTGACCCCATGGTGATTGCGAGTCGATACGACGGTTGGTTCGCCCCGAATATCAGGGTGGAGGCCAAAGACATCCCAAAGGACCGAGCCGGCAAGTTTTGCGCGGGCTTGATATTCAGCCATCGCACGAACGACGCCATTGTCGTGGTGGACCTCGGCGGGGGCTATGGATCGTCGATGTATGAACACCTGCATGAGTCCAAAATACCGGCGCAGGGCTGGATAGGTTCCCAGGGATCCACCGCAAGAACGGCCGACGGTAAGCTGAAGTTCAAGAACAAGCGGGCTGAGGGATTGTGGAAGTTTCGAGAGGCTCTGGACCCAGAGCAACCCGGCGGCAGCCCGATCATGCTTCCTGACAACCCGCGGATGGTGGCTGACCTTACCGCCCCAACGTGGGAAATAAAGGGGGTTGAGCTTGTCATTGAGTCCAAGGAGGATGTCTGCGCCAGGCTCGGGAGATCCACCGATGACGGTGATGCGATCATCATGTGCTGGAACGTCGGCCCTACGTACGTGACGGCGGGAAAGTCTTGGGCCAACGATCCGGAGCACGGCGGACGTTCCGGAGTGAGACCTAAGGCTGTCATGGGTCGAGAACACGCGAGGAGACGATGAACCTAGAGATTCTGAAGGAAGGGGTCGAGGTTGGGCCTTTGGTCGCGGCGATCGCGGAGAACTCAGAGATATGGGAGATGTATACCCAGCGGCAGACTATGGCGGCCGCCCAGGTGGAGTCGCAGGCGTATCTTCTTCGGTGGAGCAAGGGCGCTACTGACCTTGAGTCGTCCCATAATCAAGACGAATGCGAGGACCTGGGAGCGCTGCACGAAATGGCCAGTTTGGTCGCGCCGTTGGTTGATGAGGTCATGAAGGCGGTAGGAGAGTATGGAAGGCTCGGGCGAGTCATGCTGACGCGACTTCCCATGGGCGGGCAGATCGCTACACATACCGATGAGGGCTACTACGCCGACAACTACTGCCGGTTCCACATCTGCCTAAAAGCGGGGCGCTGGAATAAATTCGTCGTGGGCGGCACGGAGTACATCATCAAGCCCGGGCAGTTGTTTTGGTTCAATCACAAGAAGCCGCACAGCGTCCTCAACAACTCCCCAGGCGATCGGCTGCATTTGATAGTAGACATAGAGGCGCCGGCCTTCTGGGCTCGCATGGGCACCTACTACCAGCTCGAAAACTTCTTCTACCTGTACGAGGAAAGTAGCGAGCTGCTGCACAAGCACCGCGACGAGATCACCGCATTCCCTGACGTGCCGCTATCCCCAGACGAAAGCATGTATGAGGTGATGCAGCACAAGGGGCGGCTGAGATGCTTCACCGTGAGGTGTGGCCAGGATCTGATTGGCTACGCTGTATTCTTCCTTGTGCGTCATGCACACTATGACATGCAGGTAGCCCAGCAAGACGTGCTGTTCGTCCTCAAGGAGCATCGTCGGGGGCGAGTTGGCTTAAACCTGATAAAGTACGCAGAGACCCGTTTGCGGGCTGAGGGTGTAGACATGATCACGCATCATGTGAAGACGACCAACGGAGTTCAGAAGGTGTTGGAGCGCCTGGGGTACAAGGAGGTCGACAGGGTCTTGATCAAACGGTTGAAGGGGTAGCCATGGCCGTAACTGCAGTTGTTGTGGTGGCGTCTGCATATTCTGCTTACTCTCAGGCCGAGCAGTCGAAGAAGGCCGAGAAGAGAGCGGAGGCGAATCAAAAACAGCTAGAGGCCGAGAGCGCCCAGGAGCAGGAGATGCAGGACAAGGCCGCCGCGCTGGAGTCACATGCCTTGGCGCGACGCAAGGCGGTTGTGAACCTATCCAATCGCAAAGGCCGGTCGAGCACCATCCTATCTGGCAATACGCCGACACAAACGCTGGGGTAATCATGGACGCAAAGAAGCTGCGCACTCTTGTAGACGGGCTTTTCCGCAAGCGGTCCTCCCTGATGAATCTGTGGCAGGAGCTGGCCGAGAACTTCTATCCAGAGCGGGCGGAGTTCAACACGAAGCGAACCCCGGGGGATGAGTGGGCGGCACACCTGACGACGTCATTCCCTATCCTGTGTCGTCGCGACTTAGCGGACCAGGTCGGGGCCATGCTGCGCAACACCAGCAAGGAATGGTTTGGCATGGCCTTGGCGGACGACACCAAGTTGGACAACGACGGCAAGAAGTTCTTAGAGTGGTCGTCAGGCATCATGCGGCGCGCCATGTACGACGGCAAGACGCACTTCAAGCGCGCCATGAAGCAAGGCGACCAGGACTACGTGACGTTCGGCCAGACGGTGACTCAAATCCGATTGAACAAGACCCGGGACTCACTGCTCTATCGATGCCACCACATAGCGAGCGTGGTGTGGATGGAGGACGAGGACGGAAACATCTGCTTGGTCGCGAGAAAGTACAAGGCCATGGCCCGCGACTTGGTGCAAGCCTTCGGGGATCGGGCGCACAGCAAAGTTCATCAGGCCAACACAAAGAACCCGTTTGAAGAATTCGAGTGCTATCACATCATGGTCAAGTCGGACATGTACGACGGCGAGGCCAAAAATAAACCGTGGTTCTCGATAACCTACGATTCGGCCCACGATTACCTTATGGAGGCGGTGGCGCAGTGGGGGCCAGAGTACATCATCGAGCGGTGGCAGACTGTTAGCGGTAGCCAGTACGCCTACTCGCCGGCGACCATCGTAGCCCTGCCGGACGGCCGCTTGTTGCAGGCTATGACCTACACACTACTGCAGGCCGGCGAGAAGGTCGTGGATCCACCCCTGGTGGCCACCGAGAACGTGGTGCGCAGTGACATGGCCATCTACGCCGGCGGTGTGACCTGGATCGACAGAGACTACGACGAGAGAATGGGCGAAGCACTGCGCCCCATGACCATTGACTCGAAGGGCATGCCGCTGTCGCGAGACATGCAGGACGATCTACGGCAGATGCTGATGCGCTGCTTCTACCTGAACAAGTTGAGCCTACCCCAGTCGCGCCCTTCTATGACGGCGTTTGAGGTGGGGCAGTACGTCCAGCAGTACATTCGGGATGCCATGCCGCTATTCGAGCCAATGGAAGATGAGCGCAACGGCCAGATATGCGAGGCGACATTCGATATTCTGATGCGAGCCGGAGCCTTCGGCGGACCAGCCAATATTCCGAAGTCTTTGCAGGGCGCGGACGTCAAGTTCGCCTTCCGCTCGCCGTTGCATGAGGCGGTCGAGGAAATGAAGGGGCACAAGTTCCTGGAAATGTCGCAGATGATTGCTGGCGCTGTGCAGCTCGATCCGAGAGCGGCGGCCCTGCCAGACGTGATGGTGGCATTGCGCGACGCACTGCGTGGAACGCAAATTCCCGAGGCGTGGATCAAGTCCAAGGTGGTGGTGGAAGACGAGGTCGCAGCCCAGAAGGCAGCACAGGAGAGTGCCGACGAGCTGGCCGCAATGCAGCAGTCGTCAGAGGTCGTGAAGAATCTCGGCGAGGCGACCAACAAGATGGCGGTCGCGGCATAACGTATGGGAGAGCAGCCGGGCGAGGTGCGCAAGCAGGTGAAGGCGGCGCGGCCGAAGAAGCCGATCGACCAATCATTGCAGGACAATGCCCCGTGGCTGCCGTCCCAGTACGAGATGGCGGACTACTTTGCCGTCAAAGCACTGGTCGCGGGTGTGGCCACAGAAGACCAGCAAAAGCGTGTGCTGCGGTGGATCATCGAAAAGTCATCGGCGCTATACGAGCCAGCATGGCGGCCGGGTGGGGAAGAGGGGCGGAGGAACACCGACTATGCATTGGGGCGTCAGCATGTCGGCCGTGAGCTGGTGAAGTTGATCAATTCGACCCCCGACCAATTGAGGAGAGAGAACGATGGCTGATGAC